GGAGTTGGAGTACTTGAAAAACATCACAACATCAAATTCCAGATCGGGTCAATGCCACACTCGACCCGAACGCATATATTCAACCGTACGATATCCGAGTCACGTTATACAACACACTTGTCAGCACAGAGTCAAAGCTTCCTCCGTCACCGACGAAAAAGGGAGAGTCGGCTCCGCTCGTAGGTGAAGCAAACAGGTCTCTCAGGTACGAGACGGCATCGTCGTGGTCCATTGCCAATGTGAATGCAGTGGGTTTCATTTTCTGTGGTGCTATCGTCGATGCCACACTCTCTGGGACGTCGGCCCTGCACATAGGACAAGTCAAGCTCCCCTTGATGAACCACGTTCTTGTGCAGTCTCTGTGCAGTGCATGTGAACATGGAAGAACCACCATAGTGCGCGGCTTCATCGATTCAAAGCATATCGGGCATTCGCCTTTCGAGTTGTGCAAGCCACAATACGTACTGCAACCGACCGAATGGCGTCCTCGATACACACACTTCTTCCCGTTTGCCAGAGTGGCACAGCAGGTCGTATGTGCCGTGTCAGGCTGCATTGTCTGTCCTTTGTGCAGATTATTGCGGACTCTTCCGCCCGCACTTTGCATCCGACTCGAAACACATATACGTTCTGGTCGTCGTCCAGAACGGCTGTGGCAGGCCCTCTCCCATCGACGAGCCTTGCAGTCTCACACTCCTCGTCACAACAGCCTCTGAGACTCACGTGATTCACGCCGTCTGCCAAATTCACTGGTGTAACATTATTCAAAGGTGTCAGGCAGTATATATAAGGAGAAGCCTAGCAAGTTGGACCGTCGATACCTCGTGTGATCTGAAATGCTTCTCCACGTAAAGACGGTCCAAAGCAATGCAATCAAGACACTGTTTGAGGTTTTGAAGGAGATTCTCCACGATGTCAACATCATGTTCGATTCCTCAGGCATGCGAATCATGACCGTGGACGGTTCGCACGTGGCACTCGTCCATCTGTTCCTCGACGCCAATAATTTTGAGGAATACCACTGCGAACAGACCCTGAACTTGGGCGTCAACATGACAAACGTCTTCAAGCTCCTGAAAACTGCGACAAATCAGGATACCCTCGTCATGTTCATGGAGAACAATACAAATTTCGAGCTGGGAATTCAAATAGAGAATGCCGAAAAGAAGACACGCACGACGTTTGTCCTCAAGCTGCTAGATGTTGACGTGGAGGCACTGAAAATGCCCGAGATCGAGTTCGAGAGCGTGATCACCATGCCGTCTTTGTACTTCCAGCGGTTGTGCAAGGACATGAGTAACATATCAGACACCCTGACGATCGCAAGCCAAGACAACAAGATCATCCTATCTTGCAAGGGGGACTTTGCGAGTCAGGAGACACTGATAGAGGACAACGTCAATATGATAGAGGGACTTTCATTCAACACGGTTTCGACGGAGCGAGTTTCAGGGAATTACTTGCTCAAATACCTCGTGCTGTTCAACAAGGCATCAAGCCTGTGCAATACGATGGAAATCTACATGAAAAATAGCTACCCCCTGATCCTAAAATACAAAGTGGCAAATCTCGGCGAGCTGCGATTGTGTCTGGCGCCCAAAGTCGACGATGAGGATGGGCTATAGTCGACGCCGCAATGAGATCTGTTCGGGCATCCAGGGTTGAACTGCGGGTGTAGACACAGAGGAGGGTTGTGTCGTCGGTGGTCCTTGAAGGTCTCTCTTTCTTCGGTTGAGCTCGGACTTCTTGGTGGCACGGTCTGTCCGAATCGAGTGAATCTTGCAAAAACCATCAATCGTCGCCCATCTGTTGCAGGGTCTCCCTCCGGTCTTTGTAATCGATCGACATTTGCAGTCTCTGAACAATTTCGCTTGCTCTCCGAGGATGGTAGCCTTCGTGTGGGCCAGGATGGCGTCGCGAATGCTTTTCCTCATGACTGGCACGTGGTGGTCCAGAGCTATTTTTTCGAGGACACAAAGTGTGGTCTCCTCGACCAGTTTTTCTTGAGCGTCATTGGCCTGGTCGAGGAGGGTCAAGACCTGCTTTGCGATTTTAGCGATCATTCTCCGATTCTCTGGGACTTGCTTGGTGTTTGCTTTGTTCCAACGAATCCTTTAAGTGATGGAATCAATGCGAATTTTCTAATTTAAGGAGATCGTATCTCACAATGTGTCAGACCTCGATTTCAAAATGAAGGATGCACTCGTGCCCATGCCAACATCGAAGGACTGTTTTTGTCCAGAAGCATCCCAATATCTAAACGACATGAGCTATAAAATGCTGGTGACCAGCGAGAAGATGACTGCGAAGAATGTCCTGCTCCAACATAAGACCGGGATCGTCCCGAGTCAACTCAGGCTGTCGACTATGACTGTGTTTGCGCGTCTGAATGTGCCAGCCGACTTCCAGCTCGCAAGAATCATCGATGTCTTCTTACTTCACGGAGAGCAGAGAATTCGAGACATGATTGGCTTCGATGTCCATGTTGTGTTTCCGGTTCGAAAGTCGAAAAACAAAGTCAACGGCAAGCAAGTGAACAACTTCTTCAACCAGCTCACAATGTGGTACAAACAGGGGACCAAGAAGAGTGTCAAGCTCTTCATAAATGGCAACGTTCACGTGACAGGGTGTCAGAGCACTGGAGAATACGTTTCCCTCATGCGCTCCCTCTGCAAATTCATGGACCTGATGTTTCCAGAATCGCACGCGATGACGAGCGTGCGGCAGGTCGAAATCCAAATGATAAACTCGAAGTTCGGATTGGGTGTCGGATTGGATCTGAGCAGACTCCAGCGGATAGCATTGGGTGCGGGGTTGAGCGCGACGTATGACCGAGAAGTGTATCCGGGGTTGAACATCAAGGTTCCTACATCGTTGTCCCGGTACGCCAGCGTACTTGTGTTCATTAGTGGCAACATCATCATCACGGGCGTCAAGGATTTTTTCGAAATATATGAGGCATACGACACGATCGTGGACTCTATCGCAAACAACTTGCAGTCCGTCCAAAAGGCACGCATCGCAAGCAAAAAAAATGACAGAAACAAGTCATCGGAACAGGTTTGGCTTCACGGATACGAATCGAGTGTTGCAAGATCTATTCTGATTTGGGATGAGGTTTCGACTTGTCAGAAGGCCGAGAATAGGGCGGGAGCCTCGAGGGCCATTCCGTATGGCTCAGAATTGAAAAAACGTTCTTCGGCTGCATTAGCAGATACCGTCTCTAATGGAGGAGACGCGGATGCGGATGCGGACGCGGAGGCAGATGTCGACGCGTTAGGCTTCACGTGTGCATTGGCGGAATATGTACGCTGAGCAAGTGGGATAGTCGTTTGGGGCTCGAGTCGATCAGAATCGGGAAATCTGATTCGATTCGTACCTCCACCAGACCTCCTCGATATCCATGTCGGGTCCGTGACGTCAAAAGAGTCCATCTTATTAGGAACTATCTTCATGTCCCCAAAGCGTCCAAACTCCGAAGCCCCTCCTTTTGATTTAGAATTGTCGTTTCCCTGTCTCCTCTTTCTCCAAAAGTAAAATGACACTGCTATCACCACAACTGCGACAATTGTGACAAGCACGGCTTTTCTCTGTGATATGAATCGTGACACAGATTTGCTCGTATTCCAAGCCTCGTCTACAGCTGCTGCTGATGCCGTTGGTGCCGACATAAGGACAACCCGATCCGTCCTCTTGTGTAACAAAAAAATGAGCCGAATCAAACCCCATCGTTCAATTCAAAACCTCACTGTGATGTGGCATAGTGTCTTTGTGCACAGTTTGATTGCAGCACTCGATAGCTCCCTTCTCTTCTTTGGCCGATCGTCTTCCGTGTCATCATCCTGTCGGAGTTTCGATACAGCTAGCATGTCGACCTCAATGACCTCTTTGTGCTGCAGGGCATATGCAACCACACCGTGGACTAACGCCCACTTAAAGAAATTCAGTTGCGCGACTGTTGTCTGTTGCTCTATGCCCATTGCGTTTTCGATTGTGACTCTATCGCGCCTGCAAAATGGGTCGAAATACTTTTTGCTATATGCTTTGAGTTGAGCCTTGTAGTCCATGAACATGTTGAATGTGTGTGGAGCGCCATGACGACTTGTCACGTAAACAACATTGTTTTTCTTGGCATAGTTTGTTACCAGCCAGTCAAGCAACCGAAGGGAAATAGGGCTATCTTTCGAGGTGTATAAGCTGACGTCGCCGAGTCTCTCGGGGTCGTCGTAGAACTTGAGGAGAGACCTGAGCAGCACGTCCCCTTTGCTCATGTTTCGGCACAAAACAAATACAAACGACATCCTTAAATATACCGTGGTTCGCAAGGTTGCCATTCGAAATGAGCCTGTCGACATATACGGAGGTCGGGTCGATTGTGGTACTGTTTCTTGTCGAGACCGAGCACACGAACAATCTCACTGACATCTGAAACTGTGCGTCACACCGTCTGCTAATTTCACTGGTGTAACGTTATTTAAAGGGGGCAGTATAAAATGGCTCTCCAAGATGTGTACTTGTCGTCTGACCAGTATTTGACAGATGACAGCGGAGCAAGCATGTCACGTCGGGTGGTCGAGAGTGTTCGGGATCGCGACGTGCGACTGACCGAGCATAAGCACTCCTTGCTGCCAAACATGTCATTGAGGCAACTATTGGTCGAGGCTGCACATACAATGACCTGGATGTTAGACTGCCTGTCGTCCGATGTAGGCATGACGCGGCTTTATACCGAGATCAGTCTGCAGAATCGAGTTCGTGGGTTGGGAGTCATCATGGCATTATTTGGCCTGGCAGGGTGTTTTTTATGGGAAGCCATGTGATATTTTTCCTGCCATTTTTCTCGCACGCTCGGGGTGCTCATTCTGAATCACCGGAAGCGACAGCTCGAGGGCTTTCCCCAATGGAAGAAGAGCCTTATGGTCTTTTGCGCGTCCCACTGCAAATTGAAGCCGGTGTTCTGCAGATCGCAGGTCGTCTTGCAGCTCCTCCGGAAGAGATAGCTTGAAGGCTTTCACAAATGGAAGAGCCTTATGGTTTTTTGCGCGTCCCACTGCCAATCGGAGCTGGTGTTCTGCAGATCGAAGGTCCTCTTGCAGCTCGTCTATTCTTTGTGACTTCTCTTTGTCAGTCCGTCTCTTGTGACGCAGTCTGTATAAAGCGTACACGAGTCCAATTACCACCACCAGAGGCACGTAAACCTTCGGGTCCGTGATGTTGTGTGCGACATGGTCTGCGATCTTGCGAAACCAAGACCTAGACGTAGCCGTAGACGTAGTAACTCCCATGTCTTTCAGTGTCTTGAGTAACCATCTTGAGTCTGGTTTGGTTAAACTTGCCATGTTTCTAGTTAATTGCAATCTTTCTTCAGGATTCTTATTTCGATAGAGAATGTATGCTTTTATTATGGCATCGGATGGAGTTGGTCTTTTGGCATTGTGCGTTCGTTCGGCAGTGGGATCACGATCAGAAACACTGATCCTTGTCAATAAACTACCGTACTCGTACTCATGTGAGTCTGGTCGTTTCATTAAACTGTTTACGTAAGTTTGATTTTTACCCGAGTTTAGCCACTGTTTGTAATGATTCGAAAAGCCCAAAACATAATCGTCAGTAGTTAAAGGTGGCATGAATATTCATATACTTTATACTCCCAACTTAAATAATTGTACACCAGTGAAATTGTGACGCAGCCTTCTACAAGGGAGGCTCTCCCGACGAGGCATTCGGAAAGAACTGCTTGGAATTCTTCACGAATTCTCTACATCTTGAGGGGCGTTGCGGAGTCGTCAAAAGAATGAATCGATTGCATCTGTCGACGTTTCCAGAATCGAAATCGAAAATGGAACCTTTTTGTCATTTAAAGATACCACATCACCGTGAAGTCACGAATACAAATACTCGAGAAAGCAACCACAATCGACCCGAACGCAGTATAAGGAAGATAATGTCACACAACAACGAGAATCGAGCCTTTAAATATTTACATACATCAAGAACAAATGTCGAAAAGTCACAGTTTTCAAAAAAAAAATGTTACGTAGTCTTATATACACATTTACTGCATGGCCCCACACACAGATCAAGGTTTGAAGGAGCTCCTCCAACTTGCCGAAAGAGTGAAGTCAAGAGAAGCATGGTCCTCTTTGACTCCACCAGTGCAAGTACTGGTGCTTCTCGCAATTGTCGTATTTGCGGTCATGATTGTAGCTTGCCACAAGTTGAAGCGAAACACGGCATTAACAGAGATAAATGCAGAGGCTCGGAATTCTAAATATAAGAATGAGATCACAACACTGGAAAATGAATGCGAGTCTCAGAATTCTCGTATCAAAATGCTCAGATTACAGATACAGAAGACAAAGGAGGATCTGAATTCTCAGATCGCGGATCGAAATGCTCAGATTGCGGATCGAAATGCTCATATTGCGGATCGAAATGCTCAGATCGCGGTTCTACATGCTCAGATCGCAACACTGGAAAATGAATGCGAGTCTAAGATCGGACCTCTCAGATCAGAGATACATGAGATACAAAAGATAAAGGAGGATCTGAATTCTCAGATCGCGGTTCTACATGCTCAGACCGCGGATCGAAATGCTAAGATCACGGATCGAAATGCTAAGATCGCGGTTCGAAATGCTAAGATCGTAACACTGAAAAAGGAATGCGAGTCTCATATCAAAACTCTCAGATTGGAGATACAAAATATAAAGGAGGCTCGGAATTCTCAGATCGCGGATCTACATGCTCAGATCGCAACACAGAAAAATAATTTCAATCGAAATCGGGAAAAATTCGAGTCGATGACTGCGAATGTGGCGAGGAATGTACGGCGTGCTGCTAGAGATTGGGATAGCAGAGGGGCTCTCATAGAGAAAAAAACGATCGAAATGGAGTCACTAAGCAAAGATCTTGAAATACAGGTCGAGAAACAGAAAACACTGGAAGCGCGTTGCGAGATTGACAAGCTTCAATCTGCGAAAGAGGTCGAGAATCTCCAGACGCAACTACTTGCGTTGCAGAATGAGTTAATCAAAATCAAACGACGAGAACCAGATTTAATCGATTCTCTACAAGAATTCCCGTTGATACAAAGACTGGAAGCTTGCATCCGTCAAGCCGTTTCAGATCCACGCACACGTCAACAGACAGAAGCCATCAGCATATTAAATGTGGTAGTCTATCTCATTGAGAATGCAAACAAGTTTACAGTACAAGACTTACCGAGCTCGTCGATGTCTGACTTATTCAATCAGATACTGCAGTTTTCGCAGGGGGGAGAATTTAAAAAATGGAGATCGGAAGGTTCTGGTCAAGAACCTCGACTTCCAGTGAGCACTGGATCCGCGAATAATGAAACATCAGGCGTACGGAACCCCCCTCCCGGAGGTTTCTTGCGAATCCAACCTCGAAAAAATAAGGGGATTTGAGAGTTGAGAGACATTGCATTTTCCGATTCGACTCCGAGATTTAGGTCCTTCTTCGGGCGATCCTGGACGATTTTGAGAGGTTTCATTCTTGACTTCCACTCCCTGCCGGATTGGTGTGTACCACAATCGACCCGAACGCAGTATAAGATACTCAGTTGTGGTATGCCATCCCCGCCAGGCCTTCAGATATGCGCAATATATTGTAGGAGTGAGCAAAAACTCGGAGATTATAGGACACGTTCGTCGGGTCACTCGAGTTCGATCCAAGCACGTCTGGTGAGTATATCGAATAACTTGCCACGTCGACTGGGATGGAAGATGCAGGTGCCACCTCGACTAGCATGGCAACACTGTCCAGCTTCGAGAAGTTACAAGTGCCTGAGGGTTGAAAGTCCTCTGGACTCAGTGCAAAGCTGAAGGAGTAAATCGGTTTACGCGGCGCAGCCGTATGATGTTGCCAGGGCTGAACTTGACTGAAATACTGTCCGACGCGCTTAGAGAAGCGATCATTGCCATTCATCAACAGTCTCAGAGAGAACAGTGCGGGGATGTACTGTAGAGCTTGAGGGAATCGACTGTCCGTGAAAACCCACAGCAACTCTTTGACGGGATTCACAAACGGGATTTGCACTTTTTTCGTGACAGTGCCTGTTTGACTCGGAATGATCGACTCGTCTCCCAGGAACTGGACTTGTTCGATGAGGTACTCGTGAGGGTTGCTGCTGAAATATTTTCGTTCCATGGTGTCTAGGAAAATCATGTCCGCAAAGACATCGAAAGAGAAATCAGCTGAAAATCGAGTCTGCAGGTCTGCCTTGTCCTCGATTTGCTGCATGATTATGTTTTTGTGGACTTCGGGGAGGATGGTGCCGTCGGCTGCAATGACGACATGGACGCAGTCGCGCAAAGCCTGGAGTTCGAAGTGGATTTTCACGTCGTGAAAGGTCATGGCTACGAGTGGCAAGGCCAAGCCCGCATGCCTGTTGAAAAAGAACTGTAAGGGCACAAATAACGTCCTCGCGCCACCGCGGAAGCTTGAAGTGGGGAGTCGGGCGTCCCAGTTGTCATAATGACCAATCATGTCGTTTAGACCTCGTCGTTTTCCGTCGGGAGTCGATAGCGAAAGCCATAGGTCTAACCACTCCGGTACGTGCCTTTCGATTCTCTGTCCGCCGATGTCAAGCTCAATGGACTTCAGCAAGAGGAGGGCAATGTCATTCTGGTACACGATATCGAGGTTCTGACTGTTATAGACCGTGCTGATTGTACTAGCCATTTGCTTGTAAAGGAGGGACATGTCAGGGAGATTGATCTCGACCATCATTCGGTGGAGAAGGTCTCCGTTTTTTGCGACAGAAACCGTGAACTTCTTTCCGAAAAATGCATTCCCCGAAATCTCTTGTTTGATTGGTTCGTGTGCGAAGAGCGTATGCCGCTTGTGAACAGACTTCCAAAACGTGATTTGTGGCCTCGATGTCAAATACAAGTCCTGAGATCCGTATGCGACCAGCTGTAGCATCCCACCCGTCACCATTGTCGAGATTTATCGACGAGTTTCCACTCTCAGAGGGACAAAGAAACCCTAAGTGTACGTCACTCGTTTCTGCATGGCACCAAATACTTGCCTCCACTGTATGGACGTGACGATCTATGTGGACCTACTTGCAACAATCCGTCGACATCCGCAAATCTTGTAACGAAAAAAGTCGGAAAAAGAGTTCCAGTAACAGCTGTGTGAGTAACAACATGAGTGGCTGTTCAAGGAAGGGATCAAACGACGTGACATTCCAGCCCTCGTCCTGGGGACCGAGCCTATGGCTGTTTCTACACATGGTGACATTTTCATACCCGAACTCACCCTCCGACAAAGAGCAACAAGAATACAAAGCTTTTTTTCAATCCCTTGCAGACGTCCTGCCGTGTGGCGAATGTGAGACACACTACCGGAAATACCTGGACGAGACCATCCGGTCCCGCGAAGGGACTGATCATGTATTTGGGAGCAGTGACAGGCTATCGAAATGGCTGTACGACCTGCACACACGTGTCAACACACGAAAAGGAAAAGAGGACGGCCAGCCCTCGT